ACACCTGGAGAAAACTCAATTGAATTTGGTATGATTAAATCCATCAATGGTGGATATGAAAACAAAGCAACGATATCATCTAATATCACAGTTGACGCTAGTGATAACATGATGGTAGTAGGCCCTGCTGCCTTTACAGGTACAGTCGTTGTTAACGGAACATTAACGGTAGTATAATGAGTAAATTATTTGTAGACGAAATAGTACATCAAAGTTCACAAGGTAGTGGAACTATTACACTGGGTGCTTCAGGTGAGACAATTGCATTAGCGAGCGGTGCAGAAGTTTCTGGTTTCACAGGTCAAAACTATCCAGCTTTTAGAGCATACCTATCCACCACTGATCAAACAATACCTGATGCTACTTTTACTAAAATACAATTTAATACAGAAACTTTTGATACTGATAGTGCTTATGACAATTCAACAAATTATAGATTTACACCACAAGTAGCAGGTAAATATTTTTTTACTGCAGCAATTAGAATGAATGGTATTAGTACTATAAGTACTTATCAAGTTTTTTTATATAAAAATGGTTCTATACATACTAGGTTTGCTAATGGTGGTGATCTAACATCAAACTCATCTAATTCAATATCAGATATATTAACAATGAATGGTTCAACAGATTATGTTGAAGTTTTTACATATCAGGCTTACGGTTCTGATCGTAATATTGCTCAGGATTCTGCTAATACATACTTTTCAGGATACAGGATAGGAGCATAATGGGAACAATTAAAACAACAAACATAGAAACAATCACAGGCTCTGGAACCTTGACTATTGGTCAATCGGGCGAGACGATTAATATTCCTTCAGGTTGTACTATTACTAATAATGGTACGCAGACAGGGTTTGGTGGAACAATGACACCAGCTTTTCATGTAAGTTTATCTGCAATACAACAAACAACTGATTTAGCAACAACAAAAGTACAATTTGATACAGAAAGTTTTGATACAGATAATTGTTTTGATAATTCAACAAACTATAGATTTACACCAACAGTAGCTGGAAAATATTTTATTTATACCTCTCTTTCATGTAGATCAGATAGCACAAACCAATTAGTAAATTTAAGAACTTATATTTATAAAAATGGAAGTGAATTAATTAAATCAATAGGAACAGATTTTAGAACTAATAATGGTTATCAAACTTTAAATTATACAGGTGCAATGATAGAGATGAATGGTTCAACTGACTATATAGAATTTTTTGCTAGAGTTGACCATCAAGGAGGAACTAATGGTGGAGTTGATGCTGGAAGTTATGCAGGAGCATACAAAATTATAGAATAAGGAAAATAAATTATGGCAATAACAAAAATACAATCTGAAAGTCTTAACCTAAGCGACAACTACGATTTCACAGGAACTGTAACTGGTGCTGGTGGTGTAATGACACCAGCTTTTTGTGCTGAAAGAAATGGAGACCAAGGAATATCTTATAGTGTAAGAACTACTGTTAAGTTTAATAATGAAATTTTTGATAGTTCAAATGCTTACAGTACAACAAGTGGTACATTTACACCTCAAGTCGCTGGTAAATATTATATTAGTGCTAACTGCCAATTAACTTCTAGTCAAAATGATATTTTAAATTATTCATTTATTGAATTATATAAAAATAGTTCAGTAGTAACAGAAAGTGTTCATAATAATTTAAACAATCCAGGAAAAATAGACAATCATACTGTGATTGCTATTGTTGATATGAATGGCTCTACAGATAATGTTTCAATACAAGCATTTATAAATGTTGCTGCTGGAGGATATACTGCTGCAATTAGAGATATGTCAACTTTCCAAGCATACAAAATTATAGAATAAGGAGGTAAAACTATGGCACAACTAAGTAACAAAATAAAAGAATACTGCAAAGCTAATGGAGTTAGTGATGTAGATTTCTTAGAAGATGTTAAGTTGCAAGACGACAGTAATGGTCAAGGTGTTTATATAGCTGAGTGGAACTTAGATATTGCACAACCAACTGACGCACAACTAGCATCTTATGAAACAGTTGCAAATACTGCTGAAGCTAATGCTCAAGTAGATGCAACAAGAAAACAAGCCTATGGTTCTTGGAATGAACAGTTAGATGAAATCTTCCATAACATAGATGCTTGGAAAGCAAGAATACAAACAGTTAAGGATAATAATCCAAAAGGTTAATGAATGGCATATATAGGTAGAGATACAGATAAAATAAGTAATGTAGAGGTACTGGATAACATTACCTTTGATGGTAGTTCATCATACACATTACAAAAGAATAGTGTAAATTTTACACCTAGTTCTGCAAACACATTATTAATTTCTATTGATGGTGTTGTTCAAGCTGGAAACTTTACAGTATCTAATTCTACAATAGACTTTGGAGTTGCAGTTGCTGGAACTTCTACTTGCGATTTTATTTTACACTATGGAGTTGGATTAATTACTACTCCAGCAGATGGTACAGTAACAGAAGCTAAAATAGGAAGTAATGCTGTAACTACTGCTAAGATTGCAGATGACGCAGTAACAGAAAATAAATTAAGTGCCTTAGCTAATCCTTTTGCCTCACAATTACTTCATGTAAGAGATGAGAAAGCATATAATGTTCATGGTGGTGCATCTATATCAGGTATTCAAACAAGAGTATTTAATACAGTTAAAACAAATGAAATAACAGGTGCTAGTTTATCATCTAATCAAATTACTTTACCTGCAGGAACTTATTATTTTACAGCTACAGCACCAAATTATAGAACTGATTATTCTGCTATACTTTTATATAATGTTACAGATAGTAGTATTATACTTAGTAGTAATACTGAATATCCTTATGCACCTTCATCTGGATTATCTACTTGTAATGTATCTGGAAGATTTACAATAGCTTCTCAAAAAGTTTTAGAATTAAGAAATTATACACAAACTGCACAATCTAGTCATGGATTAGGTTTAAAAGTAAATGAAAGTACTCTTATTTCAGTTTTTGCAGATTTACAAATATGGAAGGTAGCATAATGAAATACGCATTAATAGAAAACAATATAGTCAAAGTAATATCTTATCAACCTGTAGATGGTTGGGAACAAGTATCAGACAATGTATTCGCTGACATGGTTAAAAAAGAAGATGGTACTTTTGATTATACAGAGGAATTTAAAGTTGAACACACAGAAGGAGATTTAGAATAATGGCAATAATAACTTTAAATAATAATTCTTTAGTTAATGCTGATGTAGGTAAGGTTTTGCAAGTGGTTACTGCTACAAAAACAGATACAACAAGCACTTCTTCTGCATCTTATGTTGATATTAGTGGTATGACACTTTCGATAACACCATCATCATCTAGTAATAAAATATTTATAATGTTTGATATTGGTGTATCAAGCTCTGGAGTTGCAAGAGTTGATACAATACGTTTATTAAGAGATTCTACTGCTATTGTTGACCCAGCTAATTTATTTAGAATAACTGCAAATTCTGTAATGTATAATGCAAGTACAAATTTTCTTGATTCTCCAAGCACTACATCTGCAACAACTTATAAATTACAATGGTTATCTGAATCTGGTGCAGCTACTGTATACTTAAATAGGAGAGGTAATGATAGCACAGTATTTACAACATCAACAATAACTGCAATGGAGATAGAAGCATAATGATTATAGAAGCAATTAAAAAAATAAATCCAAACGCAGAAGTAACAGTTAATGCAGATGACATAAACCAAATAACTTGGCACAATGGAACAACACCAATACCAGTAGCTGACATAGAAGCACAATTTCCTATTGTAGAATTTGATATAGCTATGGAAGATTTAAGAACCAAAAGAAATACACTATTAGCTGACACAGATTATCTTGCGTTATCTGATAATACTATGAGTGCAGAAATGACAACTTATAGACAAAGTTTAAGAGATATAACTAATGGATTGACTACTGTTGCAGAAGTTAATGCAGTAGTATTTCCAACTAAACCATAATGCCTAAAAAGACTAGTCCGAAACAGTTTGCTGATGTAGCAACTGGAGTAAGACTTTCAAGCCATGAGAAACTATGTGCTGAAAGAATGAATAATATTCTAAAAAGTATAGATGAAATGAAAAGAGAAATTAAGTCGTTAAGACAAGATGTTTCTATGGGTAAGGGTGGACTTAAAGTTATCCTTGCTATTGGAACATTAATTATAGGAATTATAGGATTTTTTCAATTTAAGTGAAATTTATACTAGCGTTTAGTATTTGTTCAGCTTTAACTGGCTTTTGCAATAATACTTCAACACTACCCACAGAATTTTCTTCATGGTCTGAATGTGTAGGTGCAGGTGGTAAACTAATTCAAAATTTTTCAGTAGAAATGAAAGACCCAATTGAAAATAACAAACTTTACATGAACTACTTTTGTAATGAGATAAAATATGATTGATAAATTTTTATATAAATTCTTCGGTTTCGTAGATAGCATCTTTGAAAAAGTAGATGAAGTTTTAACTTTTAATTTTCCAAATTGTAAAAAGAAAAAAAAGAAATGAATTTTAAATATGATTTAATAAAAGCACTCAAAGACCACATGAGAAAAAAGTCTTCTGATGCTCAGTTAAGAAAGAGAAGTATGGATAGTAATTCAAGACCAAGAGCAAAGAAAAACATTCTATCTAATAATAAAGACTTACAAGGTATATGAAAATAGATGTTAAAACTCTTGTTGCTCTAGTAGGTTTTATACTAGCAGGTCTTTCAGGTTGGGTTTTAATATCAATTGTAGAACTAAAAGAATTTACAAGAATGATTAATGGTGAATTAGTTCAAATAGATAAACAAATAGGTAGAGTTTATAATTACATAAATTCAAATAAATAATATGAGTGAAAAATTAAAAGAATTACATGAAGTATTAGCAACTGAATTACTTAAAAGAGTAAAAGACCCTGACGCAAAATCAGCAGACCTTAATGTTGCAAGACAGTTCTTAAAAGACAACAACATAGATGCTGTTCCTGTTGAGGACAGTCCATTAAAGAAACTTATAGAAGAACTTCCATTTGATGCAAAAGATAAACAAGTCGTCAAAAATTAACGATTTTAGAAATTTTTTATACCTAACTTGGAAGCATTTAAGATTACCTGAACCAACACCAGTACAATACGATATAGCTGATTACTTAGCTAATGGTTCAACAAGGTGTATCATTAGTGCTTTTAGAGGGGTCGGAAAGAGTTGGATTACAGCTAGTTATGTACTTTGGAGATTATTATTAGATAACGACTTAAATATCCTAGTTGTATCTGCTTCAAAGAATAGAGCAGATGATTTTAGTACTTTCTGTCTAAGACTTATGTCTGAGATGCCTATACTAAAACATTTGTATCCTAAAGGTGACCAAAGACAATCTAAGATTAGTTTTGATGTAGCAACAGCATTAGCATCACAACAACCTTCAGTTAAATCTTTAGGCATCACTTCACAGCTTACAGGAAGTAGAGCAGATATTATTATTGCAGATGATGTAGAAACATCAGGTAACACTCAAACTCAATTTATGAGAGATAAGTTAGGTGAAGCTATTAAAGAATTTGAAGCAATTATTAAACCTAAAGAAAATAGTAGAATAGTATTTTTAGGTACACCACAAGTAGAACAATCTATTTATAATAAACTTCAAGAAAGAGGTTATAAAATTAGGTATTGGACTGCAAGATACCCTAATGAAAAACAAATGTTATCTTATGGTGCTAACCTTGCACCTATGATTAACAATAGTTGGTCATTAGAAATGACAGGTAAACCTACAGACCCTACAAGGTTTGATGAAAAAGATTTATTAGATAGAGAAGCTAGTTATGGGCGTATTGGTTTCAATATGCAATATCAATTAGATAGTTCTTTATCTGATTTGAATAGATACCCATTAAAATTATCTGACCTAAGTGTAATGACACTAAACCCTGATAATGCACCGGAGAAAGTAATATGGGCTTCTAGTCCTGAACTACAACATAACGACTTACCTTGTGTAGGTCTTCAAGGTGATGGTTATTATAGACCCATGCAAGTACAAGGTAGTTGGTTAGACTATAGTGGTTGTGTGATGTCTATTGACCCATCAGGTAAAGGTAAAGATGAAACAGCATATAGTGTTACTAAGTTTTTAAATGGAAATATATATCTGGTTGATATTGGCGGTTTTAATAGTGGCTATAGTGAACACACTTTGTCAAAACTTGTGGAAGTAGCTAAGAAGCACAAAGTTAAAAAGATATTAATTGAAGAAAACTTTGGTCAAGGAATGTTTAGTGAGTTACTTAAACCTTACCTAATAAAACAATATCCATGCACTACAGAGGCTATTAGACAGCAATCTAACAAGCATAGACGTATATTAGATACCCTAGAGCCTATTATGAGCCAACATAGGCTTATAGTCTGTCCTACAGTCATTAAGAAGGATTATGAGGATACAAACGCTATGTATCCTGCGGAGACAGCTTTAAGATACCAATTGTTCTATCAGATAAGTAGATTACAAAAAGGTGCTAATACTTTAACCCATGATGACAGAATAGATGCCTTACAGATGTCTTGTTATTACTGGATACAACAATTAGCTAAAGACCAAGATTTAGCCTTCAATCAAAGAAAAGAAGAACAAATAAGATTAGATTTAGAGAAATACTTTGGGTCTAGTACCCCTAATTCTTGGATTAAGATATAATTAAGTTCCACTTTTGATAAAGAAACACCTATTTAGAAGAAACAAAAAAAGATAGATAAATCAATGGTTTTTAAT